AACTCAAATCTAAACTCAAAAAATCTTTGCTCTCATGGCAACTTGTTTAAATTACAACTGCGAGGCTCTTGGCGATCACGAAGTAGCAACGCTCACCTGTAAAGGCCCACGCCCAGCAGGTATCTCCGAGGTAGTCCTTATCCTTTGCGGAAACGACCTTACTGATCCTTCCGATGGAACTGAAGTGAACGCTCTTATCGCTGCTGGCGATGCGAAGCTGGTTCAACAGATCCGTATGGGTATTGGTCAAGGTGAGTCAACCTTGTCTCCAAAGACCACTGCTTGCGGTCTGCCTCAGACCCTTTACATTACCTATTCAGGTAACATCATCGACTATTCCTGGAACACTACCAACTTTGACTTTTGGACAACCTTGTCAAGTGGTTACACTGTAGCAGGTGCCATCGCTCGCCTTTGTCCTAAGACTGGTTTCGATGATGAGTCAGTTTACTTGGATGGTGAAATCGCCTTTACTGGTGGTGCCATCATCACTGACACTGATGAGGAGCCTGCTCGCTTCGAGTTGACCTTCACTTACAAGGGCAACATCAGCTTGATCCCTACCCCAACAGGAGTATTTAGCGCATAATCAGTGGAACTATGACCAGAGGCATTTTGCTGATGGCGTGGGGAAAAAGAGGCTATGGTTTCATGGCTCACAACCTCGCAGTATCCATCAAGCACCATAGCCCTGGCATACCCATCCACCTTATAGCTACCGATCGCGTTCTGAAGGAAGTCACCGACCGCTCGATGTTTGACACCATTGAGACCTTGGATGACGATCCTTCAGACCCCGGTAGGTTCAAAGCGGACATTTACGAATTAACTCCATTCGACTCCACGCTGTTCTTGGATGTCGATGGCATTTGCATGAAGCCTGTCGAACCTTTGTTTGATAGGCTTGATGCTTCTGAGGCGTACTATGCGACCTTCATCAATGAGGTTTATGATATAAACAGCCCTAACATATTGCCTCAAATGTGGTGGGCATATCGCGAGGACATTTGGCAGCACTGTGGCTTTGACCATCAGACCAAGTTCCCAGCTACCCAATCTAGCATCCAATACATTCGCAAATGCGATAAAACTGCCGAGATGTATCGGATATTCAAGGCTGAGATGGATAATCCCATACCTTTGGAGCGACTTCGCAACAAATGGGGAGGCGGTCAACCTGATGAGCTTTATTTGAATATCGCCTTGGCTAGGATGGGTGAATGGCATCATATCGGTGTGTCATCCATGTACTTCGGTAATACGGCAGCCAAGCGACCCCATGAAATCGCGGAAACTTATACCTTCTTGAGCCTATTCGGCAACCGTTCAAACATCAAGCCGATGTATTGGGACTATTATGATAGGGCTTTGATGAAGATGCAAGGGCAGAGAGGGCAAAGGCATATCTTCAAAGGTCATATTCTTAAATCGGATAAGATTGCTAATATTAGTTCACCCAAAACTAAGGTAATAGCTCCGACCATTGCCAGGATCGGCGAGAACAAAGGCATCAAGCTTCCAGGCAAGGTGGCAGTCTTTACAAGCTACTTTGAGCAAAAGTTCGCAGACAGGCAGCGCGAATTAAGGCAGGTCATGAACCTTAACTGCCAATGTCCAAGCATTGATGTGATTTACAATCTTGGCGCACCTTGGGACCATCCGAAGGTGGTTAATGTGGAAGGTTATGAACGACCGACTTACACAGAGTTCATAAACTTCATGCAATCGGTTGAGGCGGATTACTACATCCTGACCAATTCCGATATCTACTTAACAAGCGAAATCGAGGAAATCAAATCGCTCAAGATGGATGGCAGCGTGCTTTGTCTGAGTCGCTGGGATGTGCTTCACAATGGTAATGCCAAGCTATTCGATTACGAGTGGACTCAAGATACTTGGATATGGAAAGGCAAGCCTAAAACGCTTAAAAATGTGGATTTCACAATGGGGTTGCCTGCTTGTGACAATCGCCTTGCTTATGAAATAGCGCAGGCTGGATTGAAACCCATCAACCCAAGCAAAAATATCAAGACTTACCATCTTCACTTATCCAATAAACGCAGCTATTCGGAGCGGAATAGATTGCCTGGTGCGACCTTGCCAGTGGCTCCAACCAAGTCCGATTTATATCGTAAGAAGAGGTTATTGATTAACCAACCAGGCAAAGTGGGTGACTTTTTGATAGTCCTGCCTATAGCCAATTGGTATCATGAGCGTGGATTTGATGTATTTTGGCACTGTCCAAAGCAATACCATAAGCTCTTTAATTATGTCGATTATGCCATACCGGTGGAAACGGTCCGAGGCAATTACGATAAGGTCATTGACTTGAGTTTCGGTTTGGACCAAAAAAGTCCAATCCACATGCAATGGATCAAGGAGCGCAGGAACCTGGATAGCTTTGTCACTTATAAATACCGATTGGCAGGAGTGCCATTGAGCGAATTGAGAAACCTTAAATACAACCGAAATGAATCAGCTGAGAAGGCTTTGTTTGATACTTTGGGAATTCCTGATAGTGGGGTTTACCATGTCATTCACAGCAGTAGCGACTATGGCAGTCCTGCTGATATTTTGGTTGCAGGTGAAGTGGTCAAGTTTGAAAAGGTGGGTGATTACACGATATTTGATTGGCGGCAAGTCTTAGAAAAGGCTGCCTCCATCCATTGCATAGATTCGAGCTTGGCGAACTTTATCGATGCCATTGATACAAATGCCGAGCTTCATTACTATATTACAGACAAGGTTCCGCATCAATCCGATAGGACCATATTGACTAAAAACTGGCAGAGATATGATTTGGCAAGAGTTTGATATCACTTTAAGCGACAAAAAGCTTGATGAGATGGGCATTGACAAGTTCACCGAAAGCAAGGTTATGGTATCCCTAGAGAATGTCTATTCGTTCCATAAGTCCTACAACGATAATAATGATGAGGTGGTAATGATCATGTTCATCAATGGCGATACAATGCAGGTGAATTGCTCCTATGAAACCATGAAAAAGATAATGAAATGCAGATAGCACAGCACCTTATGCCGAATGGCATGGGAGCGCATAACGACTTCAGAGATGCCATCACCAACCTTATCCGAACCAAGAAGCTTCAAAGGATTATTGAAACGGGTAGCTATCTTGGCGAGGGAACTACCCAAGGCATTGCTGATGGCCTGGTGGGGGATGAGCAAGTCTATTCTATCGAAGTTAACCCACGCCACTACGAAGTGGCAAGGAAAAGGCACCGTAACACGGTTATCACTTTCCTTCTTGGTTTATCTGTTAAGCGTTCTGATATTCCCACTAATATTAGTTTCGATGTTCCTGATAATATTGTTATTGACCACCTTGATCATAACAGGGAGGTTCTCTATCGACAAGAAGTAAGCTTCAAGGTGGGGGATGAAATGCTGCATTTCGCATTAGCCAAATTAGACTTCAAACCTGACTTGGTGATATTGGATTCAGCCGGTCACATGGGGTTGATTGAGTTCAAATATCTGATGGATCGCGTGGAACCAGGCTTCTATTTGGCTTTGGATGACACTAATCATGTCAAGCATTACCAAACATGTGAAAGCCTCAAGACCGTGGATTGTGACCTAATTTGGTCAACAGATCAGGGCTTCGGCAGTCGCATTTATTATATTAAATGAGGTACGCCTTAACCATAGTTTACAACGCTAAGCATCATTTGCTTCACAAGGACTTTGCCGAGCGCATGGTTTCCATGTTCGACAAATGGGTTATTGTGGAAGGATTCAGTAGGAACAATGGCTCAACGGCTTGGTGTACTTCCATCCGACCTCCATCGCAATCCACCGATGGAACCATTGAGACTTGTCAGAATTTGACAAGTCAATATCCGACCAAAGTCTTATTCGCCACATCCCAAACAGGATGGCCAAGCAAGGATGCGCAGATCAACAAAGGAATCGAATTGCTTCAAGGAAATCCTGATGGATGGCTTTGGCAGGTGGATGCCGATGAGCATTGGACTGAATCGGACTTGACCGAGGCTGAAACTATGCTTGGTAGTGGCTCAAATACTGCTGGAGGCTTTCAATTTTATCATTATCTTTGCAAGGATAGCGATGGGAGACAGTTGGTGGGGAAAGGATCTTGGGGCGATGGCATAAGTACACGATTGTGGTGGTGGCATGGACAGAAGTTCATCACACATGAACCGCCAATCATGGAAGGGCAGGATGGCTACAAGGTCTTACCGCAAAAGTATCATCACTACTCATATTACTTTGAGCAAGATGTTGAATTCAAAAGCAGGTATTACAAAGGTTATCGACCAGTGCTGGCTAATTGGAGAACACTCCAAAACCGCAGGTTCGACTATCCAATACCTGCCAAGGTTCTGCTCGGTTCAGGTACTTCAGTTGACCTCACTAACTCTTATATAACTACACTATCATGAAAGGATGTTCATCATGCGGAGGTAGTAAGCCTAGAACTAGGCCGAAGCCACCCACTAAACCCAAGTTCTAATGTTAACCCCTGAGCAGTTATCCTATTTGGTCGATGAATTGACATCGATACGCAACAAAGGGCAGAAGTCCAAAGGAATCACCTTGTTTCGGCAGGATGATGATAATGGCCACCACTTGCCTAATTATTATCCTGGTTACACCTTATCGGCTAAATGGCTCGATCAAATCAGGATACATGCTCAGAAAGGGGTATTCCCTTATGAACTGTTTGCCAAGAACGCGCCCAATCAGACTCCAAAGGAGTATGAATATGTGAAGGCGAACTTCAAGCAGACCACTCTCCAGGTATTCAAGGACATGGTCGATACCTATGGCCGAGCTTACCATGAGAATAACTGGAGCATCACTTATACGCCCGATGCGGATCAGTATGTGAATACCGACACCACCTTGGCTAAATACCTGGATTCGGAGTTTCCCGAATACGGCAGCCTAGATAACTTCGTGTTTGTATTCCTGCCTCCATTGAAGCTGATGGATGCAATGGGAGTTGTGGCGGTTCTGCCCCATGATCTTGATACGGTTGAAATAGAAGGTGAGGAAGTTCTTAATCCTGATGAATTGGTTAATCCTTACACCAAGTTCTACCATACCACTCGCGTGCTGGCTTATGATGAGGAGTTTGCAGTTATTGAAAGCGATGAGCGCAGTGAAGTTGAATACAATAACAAGATGGTCATGGATGGGGTGGTTTATCTCATTTTTGATGATCAATGGATATACAAAGCCGTTCAGGTAGGCAAGAAAGTTGACAACCGATTCGAGATAATCGAATGGTTCAACCATGCCACAGGAATGGTACCGGTCAAACGCGTGGATGGAATCAGCATCCAAATAGATGAGACCATGATGCAACAAAGTCCATTCCTATACGCCACTGATGTATTGGATGAGGTTCTGTTGGATGCCGCTTTGCTTCGTGGAATCAAGCCCACCTGCACCTATCCTTACCGAGTAATGATTGGTGACCCTTGTCAGTTTCAAATCAAGATTGATGGGGAGAATGTGACCTGCGATGGTGGTTGGCATTACCGCATGGATGGTGGCAAGTCTATGTGTCCTGAGTGTAACGGTTCAGGATTAAAGGACAGAATAAGTCCTTATGGAACCTTGCTCATTAAGCCTCAGACAAGTACTTCACAAGGCGATAATATCAGCCCTGACTCGGCTATATTCTATGCAGCTCCATCGACTGAAACGCCCCGATTCCTGCGTGAAGAGATTGCCCATAACATGAACCAAGCCTATGAGATACTTCACCTCAAGAAAACCAATAACAAGGTCCAAGGCGGTGAAGGCATCACAGCTACCGAGGCGGCATCTGACCAAAAGGCACTCATCGCTGGAATCAAGCAGAACTGTATGCAATTGTTCGATATGTACCAATGGTGCATCGATATGGTTGGATTGATGCGATATGGTGAGAACTATCGCCAGCCTGTTATCAAGCGACCTGTGAATTATGACTTCTATTTGGAGAGCGATTATTTGGCTCAGATCAATGAAGCCATAATGGCCAAGCAGCCTCCCTTCGTTATTCAGTCCATCATCTATAAATACTTGCAGACCCTTTACTATCCTGATGTGCAAGGGCAGCAGATATTCAACCTGATCAGCCAAGCCGATAGGTTGTTGACAATGACTTTGGATGAGATTAATCTGAAGCTTTCCAAGGGGTTGGTGGATAAATGGGAAGTGGTTCTGCATGATTCAGCCATCAATTTGGTTAATACTTTGATGATGGAAAACCCAGCATTCTTTGAGCAGGACTTTGAAACTCAGTTGGCTCAATTGGTGGAGCGTGCCAAGAACATCGCAGCCAATATCCAACTGACCACCGCTGCTCCTTTCAATGCTCAATCCTTGGTTAGCAACATTGTAGCAGGCATCTAATGGCAACAGTAAGTGAGCTGATAGCTGAGAAAACGCGGCGGCTCACAACCGTTCCCGATGAGTATTTGACTGCGGTAGAGATAGCGCAGAAAAAGCTTTTCCCACAGATCGTGGACATACTGCGCCAATTGACCGTAGATTCTGCAGGGAATCTTGTCTTAAACTCCGCAAACCTTGCATTGGCTTCCGATGTAAAGCAATTGGTTCAGCAGATTCTATCCGATTCGGAATACATCACGGCGGTTCAGGAATATGCCAAGCAGATGGGCGAACAGGCCAAGGTCAGTAATGACTTATTCGCCAAGACTTTTGAGGGGTTCAGTCCGCTTCCAGTCAGTCAACAACTGCTCAAAACTACCCAACGAAACGCGGTTGACTTGCTTGTCAATGCCATCGGAAATCAACGCTTTGCTGATGTGGTTCGCGAGAATATAGAAACAGCCATCAGCTCCAATGCTGGCTTCACGGAAACGGTCAGGCAGCTTCAGACCATTGTGACCGGTGATGAGGAAGTCGATGGAAAGCTTTTGCAGTATAACAAACAGATTGCCCATGATACCTTTGCAATTGCTGACAGGAATTACACCAGTGCGGTCAGTGAGGAATTGGAAGCGGAATGGTTCTTTTATTCGGGCAGTGAGATAGAAACCACAAGGCCGTTCTGTTCAGTACGCCACAATAAATATTACTACTATAAAGAGATTGAATCTTGGGCGGATTTGAAGCCTTGGGATGGTCAGATTCCTGGAACAAATTCCAAGACCATTTATTCCTATGCTGGAGGTTACAATTGCCGCCATTCAATAATTCCTGTATCGATTCGTAGAGTTCCTGAAACAGTGGTGAGGGAGGCGATTCAAAAGTGGGGTTTTGAACCCACTCAAACCGAGGCTGATTTGCTTGGATTATAAAAGCCGCCTTACGGGGCGGCCAATTCACAAACAACCAAACGGAACAAATATATTACTTTTTCTTTCTTATGCTGATTTGGTCAAAGCATAGTAATGCCAAACACAACATGAACATCAGATATGATAGTATCATGTGATGATCCACCACCAAATGATTAGGCAAACGGTGACAACTATCGGCCAAAAACATCCATC